TTTTACTGAGCCTGTGGCTCCACGATTCTGGTTTGTTTTCTCCAATCCGCGCCGTAACACCGGTCCCTTCTTTGAATGTTTTCATAAACATCGTGATTTCTGGCAGTACAGAAGACACATTGACTCGCGAACAGTGGAAGGCATTGATAGAAAAGTTCTCGACGACATCATTCTTAAAAACGGAGAAGACAGTGATGTTGCCCGCATCGAAGTTAAGGGAGAGTTCCCCTCCCACGGAGATAGTCAGTTTATCTCCCGGGACATTGTTGATGGAGCCACCAACCGCGACCTTGAACCGGATGAACACGCTGCGCTCATCATGGGTGTGGACCCCGCTAGGTTTGGTAGAGATAAAACCGTAATTGCGTTTCGCCGTGGTCGTGATGCCAAGTCTATTCCATGGATAGTTTTAGAAAAGAAAGACAACATGGAAGTGGCCAATCTTTGTGCTGAACTCATTGACAAATATCAACCCGACGGGGTGTTCATTGACGCGGGGAATGGTACTGGCATCATCGATCGATTAAAGGAAATGGGTTACAAGTGCTACGAAGTTTGGTTTGGTTCAAGTTCCTCGAAGCAAGAATACGCCAATAAACGGACGGAGCTTTGGGCGGATATGAGAGATTGGTTAAGGGGTGGAACTATTCCTTGCGATTCTTACTTGCGTGATGACCTAGTTTCACCTGAATATAAATTTATGGGTAGAAGCGATCAAATTGCTTTAGAATCAAAAGATGAAATGGTGAAGCGGGGAATGCACTCGCCCGATCGTGCCGATGCTTTGGCTTGTACTTTCTTTCTTCGCATTGCTCGGAAAGATAGTCCGACTCATAAGTTTGGAACGAAGAGGACAAGAGTCGCACCCGGAACGAATGATTATGACCCACTAGCAAACTGGAACGGAGAACATTAATATGTCGTCAGGCTCATCATCAACTGAATCAAATCCCGAAGGAACTCTTTACGATTCTAATGACCGTTTCAATGCGGACAATTATACTCGTGCGGTTAAACACTACGGTATCAAATCTCAACAAGTAAAAGAGTGGTACGGTAAAACACAAATGTATCAAATGGATTCGTCAATGTATGAAACGCCAGAGCAATCTGCATTAGCTGAATCTCTTGGGCGCGCGCAAGGTAGACAAAGCACAGACAACGGTTTGTACGGACTTCAATCTTTATCCCAACCTAGCGGCCCGACAATCGGAGGAAAATAGATGGAACAAACTGGACTTGATAAAACTATCGCAAACCAAGTAGAAGATTTATCTGCTACCCACATTCGCCACTATGAACAACTCCGCGCACTTCGTGGCTCATGGGAAATTCAGTGGAACGACATTGCAAAAATTGTAACCCCAAACGACATGAACTCTTTTCAGGGTACACGTATCGTCGAGGGTGATAAGCGCACAAAATATCTTTACGATTCTACCGCTCACACTGCGCTCATGAGATTCGTTGCTATCATCGATTCTATGATGACTCCTCACAATGCTAAGTGGCATCGCATGACAGTTGAGGATGAAGTTTTAAAACGTAACAAACAAGTACAAGAGTATTTGGAAAAAGTAGCACTCGTTATGTTTCGCGAACGCTACCACCCCAACGCAAACTTTTTAGAACAAAATCAAAACGTGTGGCACTCACTAGGTGCTTACGGTAATGGTTCACTTTTCATTGATAGTCTGTGGGGGCAAAAAGGACTTCGCTATAAGTTTGCTCACTTGGGTGAAGTTTATCACGAGTCAAACCATCAAGGTATTCCAGATAAAGTTTACCGCCACTTCCGCTTACGCGCTCGTCAAGCTGTTCAAATGTGGCCAGAGACTTGCCCTGAAGTGATTAAGAAAATGGCAGAAACTCAACCGGAAACACAGTATGAATTTCTACATTGTGTAGTTCCAAACGCAGAGTATGAGCCAGGAAGACTTGATGCAAAAGGAATGAAGTATTCGTCCGCTTATATTTCACTCACGGGCGCAGCACTATTACAATCAGGCGGGTATAGAAGTTTTCCATACGCAGTTTCTAAATGGGGTCAATCACTCAACGAAGAATATGGTCGCGGACCGATCGGTGATGTTCTTCCCAACATTAAAACGTTGAACGAAGAAAAAAGAATCTTGTTAAAACAAGCTCACCGCATTGTTGACCCAGTTTATTTGGTTCATGATGATGGCATTTTAAATACAATGAGCGCACAACCCGGAGCAATGGTTGCTGGCGGTTTGAGTGCTGAAGGTCGTAGACTTGTAGACACTCTCCCCACCGGTAACGTTCAAATCGGTAAAGAGATCATGGACGATGATCGAAACGATATTAAAGATGCGATGTATACATCACTCTTTCAAATTCTCGTTGAAAATCCTGAGATGACTGCAACCGAAGTGATGGAGCGGACGAAAGAAAAGGGAATGCTCATTGCTCCTCTATTTGGTCGTCAAGAAGCATACCTCTCGCGCGTGATCACTCGTGAGTATGATATTTTAGAAAACCAAGGTGCGTTTGGGCCGATGCCATTAATCTTGCGTCAAGCTCGTGCACGTGGGCAAGGTAGTTTTTCAATTCGCTTTGAATCACCACTTGCTAAAATGAGACGCGCCGATGAAGCTGCCGGTTTCATGCGTATGCTTGGTGAGGCGGTTCAGGTGTATCAAGCGACCCAAGACCCATCAGCACTTTTCCATTTTGATATGGACGTTGCTATTCCAGAGTTGGCAGAAATTCACGGAGTTCCGGCTCGTTGGATGAAACCACTTGACGAAGTACAAAAGTTACGTGCAAATATGCAAGCACAGCAACAACAGCAAGCGGCCATTCAAGCTGGCCCTTCTATTGCGGCAGTGATGAAAGCACAGCAACAACGGTAGTCTTATGAGCGACATTGAAAAAGAATTAACGAGTGATCAAGTAAATCTACAGCAAGACGCTTTTACAAAAGCTAAAAATGCTGTGATTAAACTTCAAATGGATTACATAAACATTTTCGATACAGAGAGTCCGGTAGTCGAAAACATACTTAATGATTTAAAAATTTTCTGCCGTGCAAACGAATCTACATTTAGCGCCGACCCCCGCATTCACGCAATGCTTGAAGGTAGACGCGAAGTGTGGTTGCATATTGAAAGACAACTTAAACTTAAACCCGATGAGCTAGTCGCAAGAGTGATTCGCAAGTCATAAGGAGCCAAACATGTTCGGAACTAAAAATTATAAACCAAGATTCTTTTTTGAAGGTGAAGGCAACGGCGGCGGAACTCCGCCCCCAGCGGACGATAACATTGGCAATAAAGCTCCTCCCGCTGCACCAACTGATTTTTCATGGGACACACATATTGCAGACGAAGCCGATCGCGGTTGGGTGAAATCTAAAGGTGTTAAAGCTCCTGGAGATTTGGTGAAGTCTTACCGTGAACTTGAAAAGTTTGTAGGCGTTCCAAAAGAACAACTTCTGAAACTTCCTGAGAATTTAGATTCTCCTGAAGCCGAAGCAGTGTTCGCGCGCTTAGGTAAACCGGCAAAACCAGAAGACTATAAAATTGAAGGGGAGATGAAAGACTTTGCTGAACAGTTTCACAAAGCAAACCTCTCTACCAAACAAGCTGAAACTTTGGTGAAAGCATACACCGAGCGCGCTACTGCTCAAGCAAAAGCCGCAAGTGATGCCGCTCAAACTGCACTGACTAACGAAGTGGAAGCACTAAAAAAGACTTGGGGTAATGCTCACGATCAAAAAATGCAGCTTGCTTCTCATGCCGCTGCCAAGTTTGGTCTTGGTGCCGAAGGTTTGAACGCCATTCAAAAAGCAATGGGCTACACTAAAGGTGCCGAATTTTTGGCGACGCTTGGTGAAAAGATGGGCGAAGCTAGTTTCGTTCAAGGAAACGGCGGGCCGGTGAAGCTTGATACTGATACCGCGAAAAGTAAGATCGCCGAAAAAATGGCGGACCCTTCATTCATGAAGCGATACACAAGCGGAGACAAAGCCGCTATTGCTGAATTGATTCGCCTTGGCGAAGACGCTCATCCCGGCGAGATGAAATTTTAAATAAAAAAGATTTGCAAGAACTGATTTCTTAGCCTCATACTGATAACGAATGGCAAATCGGTAAACCCGAATCGTTCGGACGGTCAGGAAAGACTGACGGTGTGGCCGCACGGCAGGCAAGAAACAGCCCTCGTAATTTTACGGGTTAAGCTTTTCGATAACTTTAATTAACTTTAATTTTGTCAGGAGGGCTTAAAGCCATGACTAATAACTTACCAGTATTGTTTGTCGAACAATTTACGACTAACGTACAATTCTTATCTCAGCAAAAAGGTAGCCGTCTTCGTAAGACGGTTATGAACGGGACCCATGTTGGTTCTCAAGCAGCGGCGGTTGACCAATTCGCGGCTGTAAACGCACTTAAAGTAACTACTCGTTACGCACCGATGGGTCGCGTAGACGGCGGTCTTGATCGTCGTTGGGTGTTTCCAGTGGATTATGAACTTCCACAGTTGGTTGATTCTTTCGATAAGCTTCGTCTTATCATCGACCCAACTAGCTATCTTTCCCAATCTGCGATTTTCGCAATGGGTAGAGCGCAAGATGACGAGATTATCGCATCTTACGGCGGGATTGCTAAAACAGGAAACAACGGTGGAACGAACACAACTTTCTTGGCTGCTAACGTAGTTAGCGTTCAACAAGGTGCTGCCGCTCCAACCGGAATGACTGTAGCAAAACTTCGCGCTGCTAAGTTATTGCTTATGCAAAACGAAGTGGACCTCGACAACGATGAGTTATGGCTCTCTTGCCAATCTAAGCAAATCGACGATCTTTTAGCAGAAGCTCAAGTAGTTTCTTCTGATTTCAACGATAAGCCGGTATTGGTTGAAGGCCGCATCCAACGTTTCTTGGGTATCAACTTCGTTCACACTGAGCGCCTTGGTACTGCAATCGACGATCAAGCGGGTACTTCTACTCCATGTTACGTTTACGCGAAAAGCGGAATGTACTTTGGTGAGTGGGAAGCAATCCAAACCCATATCTCTCAACGTAACGACTTGACTGGCTTGCCTTGGCAGGTTTATGTTAAAGGCACTTTTGGTGCAACTCGTTTGGAAGAGAAAAAAATCGTAAAGATTTTCGCTCGATAATCGCAACACACAAACGTAATCGGGGGTCAAAAGCCCCCGGTTATTTAACAAAAAATTTGGAGAATAAAAAATGGCTACAAAATACTCAAAACTATATGATGCAGGACTTCAGAACTCTAACATTGCGAAAAGCAACATCAAGAGTTCTTTCGGTAAAGTGGCAGCGGCTAACGCCGATGCACCGGGCACGATTTATCGTCATGCCTCTGTACCTTCCAACATGATCGTAAGAGACTTGAAACTTTCTTGCGATGCGATGGGCGCGC